TTATCCAACCAAATTGTTTTTGGACTTGATATTACATTGATGTTACTATACTCTTGTAATAACAAATCAACCGAATTTACATCATTGGTATTTTTAAAATAAGTATCATGGTTTCCAGCCAACATATGCACTTGAATACCTTTGGCATATAACTTATCAAAGAACATCTCCCGTGCACGTTTGAGTGTAAAAAAGTTTACATACTTTCTACGGTCAAATGTATCACCCAAAATAAGAACAGTATCGATACCGTGTTCTTCAATAGTTGGAAAGAAAGTGCCAGAATAGAATCTTTCATAATAATCCAAAAAGTGGATTGAATCGTTACGAGCACCAAAATGTTGGTCAGTTATAATCGCAATTTTCATAATAAAGTTAATTCTTTAAATTGGCATATTAGGTGGGTGTGGTTGATTCGGATCATTTGGATCATAGTATTTAATTTCAATCACTGCTTCTGGTACCTTTAAGGTGCCTGTAAATTCTGTTGATTCTTTAAGTGTTTTAAACCATTTAGAAAATACCACATCTTTTTTTTCTGTTGGATAATAAGTTACTTTATACATTATATCATTCTCCTAAAAACTTTTCAAGCCCTTTTATTTTCTTTGCCGTTGCAATGTCTTTTTTTACCTTTCTTGCATCTTCATATGTTTCAATGAACTCGGCAATGTTGTCATATAATTCAAACTGTCTGGATGTACCATCTTCAAATTCCATCAGTTCAAATTCATCTAGTATACCCATTTGTTCTGTAGCCTTATACTTGACATACAGTTGTTTCTTCTCTTTAGAGATTCTCCGTAAAAAGGCAAAATAGATGATTTGAGTAAAGTAAGCAAATGGATTCTTTGATTTGGCTGGATCAAAGTTATCAAAGTATTGTAGGCAGTTCTCAATACCATCTGACATCATTTCATCACGATAGGTATAGTTTATGAAGTTGGGTTTATGTGATAAACCTTCTGCTATCTTCATAAAACACTCTCCAATATAATTTGGAATTGCTGGAGGTGTTCGTTTTTCTTTCTTTGCCAGTTTACAAGCTGTCTTGTAATCAACCAGTGCTTTGAGAAAATCTTCGTTATTAATGTAATGTTTTTGCTTAGCCATAAAATATACCAGTAAAAGTTGTTGACAAAAGGCTTGACAGAGTGTATAGTCCTCGGTGTTCCCCTATGAGATTAATATTTAAATCAATGTAGTGTTTGACCATCACCATCCTCTAGTGCATCCATAATATCTTCAATTTCTTCATCTGTCATTGAATCTGCCAAGTTCTTAGCTTTCAACAAATCATTAATCTTTTTGACAGTATTTGTATAGTATTCAGCAAATTCATCGTTGGGTTCAAATATTGTAAGCACATCACGAGAATTAATTTTGATTTCATTCTTTTTAATAAGCTGAACTGGTAACCAATGTGACATGACTAAACCACTCTCATGACCTTTTTGTACCAACGATACCGACATAGGCTCAGTAATATCATAATTTCCATTTGCTGAATCACAAATTTGACCAATAATATCTTCGCCATTCTTTAATCGAACTATTTTTATCGTATTCATTTTTTTAGTCCTATTTTATATATTTTGAATGGGAACTGCTCTTCTGTATAAATCTTAACTCGTTCAACAAAATGTTTTAATGTGAAATTCATATGTTTCTTATATCTTAAATCATCTGCAATGTCGTAGAGTATGGCTTTTTCTTTTCCTTCTGACTGTCGCAGTCCACGACCGATTGATTGTAGATTTCGCACTCTTGATTTGCTTGGGCTGGCAAAAATGATATTATGCAAGTTTCTAATATTGATACCAGTGCTAAAAGTACCAAAAGAAGCAACAACAATCGCATCGTTTTCAATCTCCATTATTCTTCGTATTTCTTCTCTGTCATTGGCATCTACACCACCATGAACAAAGAACACTTTTCTATTACCAATATTTTTGGTTTCTCTTATCATATCATACAGTATTTGACCATGCTTGTCAACCATTTGATATAATATTAATGTATTATTACCTAAGCTAACTGCAAGATTCTTAATAAATTTATTTCGATTTTCGTTTGCAATTAGATACTGTATTTCTTCTTGGTACGTTTTATCTTTTATCTGTAGGCACATTTCATCATCATGCTTCAGAACTAAACATTTAATTTCAAAATCTGAAACCTGCTGTTTATCAATTAGTTCTCTTGTGGTGATTACCTTTTTGACTGAACCAAACAAACCTTCTAATACAAGCTTGTGTGTTTTAGTACCATCTAATGTACCTGTAAGACCTATCCTATATTTAGCATTTATGCAGGATGTAAGTATTGTAGTTAAAGATTGAGCCTTAAATAGATGTGCCTCATCACCAATAATATAATCAAATTGGTGAAAGTACTCTTTTGAAAGTTTATATAGAGATTGCCATGTAGAAATGGTAAGTGGTTTATCAGTATCTTTTTCTTTGCCTTGGTAAATGCGATGAACATTGGTCATTTCACCGTTGTTATAATCACCAAAGTCTGAGTATAGTTGTTCAACTAAAGATGTTGTAGGAACAATGATAAGGCCTTTGAGGTTTTGATATTGATGTAACTGACGGAAGATTAGATAGATGATAAGAGATTTACCAGATGCCGTTGGAGAAACCAATAGCGCTCGGCGTTTTTGCATGGCGTGAATATAGGCATCTAATTGATGTTCTCGTATTTCAATTGATTCACCACGAGCATGAATGTTCAATGAATCAATAAATTTTTTGGCATGATAGACTGAATACTCATCTTCAACATCAGGCCTTGGATCACCATAATCAAATTTATAATTTCTTTCTTCACAAAACAATTCAATATATGGTAATAAACCAAGATACACTTGGCTTGTTTGTAAATTATACAATCGAATTTTTCCATCCCAAACTCGATTGCGGTATGCAGGAACAAATTGGTAACCAGGAACAAAAAAGGTAAAGAATTCAGATAACTCTTTTGAGATGTGTTTCTCACAAGTTATCTTGGCAAATACTTCATCTTTTTTAGATATTATAATATCATTGTCCGCCAATGAACTTCTCCCATGATATAAAATCTCTTAATTGCCATGTTCTTTGTTTCAGTTCATTCATCACCGATTCTAAAACCGAAACACATTCTTCATGGTATACTTTCTTTTCCAGCATCTTAATCAAATCATCATCGCCTTCTAAGTAGGCATTAATGTCGGACTTCAATACAAACTGAAATGGTTTCCAACCACGAGTTTCTAATTCCTCTTGGTCTAATCTGCCGTTATAATAATCAATCTTTATTTTCCGCAAACGCAAGTAATCAAAGTGTGCCTTTTTGGCTGCAATTTTGTGTTTGGTAAGGATGGAGAGGTACTTGTTGTGTAGAATAGGAATACGAAGCAGTTCTTTACCAGGTTCTGTCTGGTCCATTTCTGCATCTTTTTCCCAATACTTTAATACTTGTTCTAAATTTTCCATAATATTTTCAATAGTTTAACACCAATTTTCTATATTAACACACTTGATGTTAAATGGCAAGACTTTGTATTACTTAAACTGGTATAAATTTAAACTGGTCATAAACAAAAGTTGCATCAGCTGTAATAATATCATCAGCTGATTGTTTTGTATCAAAGAAGATATCCGATAGAGATACCGGAAACATATTGATAAACTCTACACGGAGAATTGGATTGTTTAAAGCACTCAATACTGTTAACGTGGCATCAGAATATTGTTGTTTGTCATTTGCCATATTGTTATATTGATTTTGTAAAGCGGTCTTTAGATTTCGTTCTTCAGTACCGTCTGGTGATGCAAAGGAACGAAACCAATCGTGTAGTTGAATCCATGATGTAGCATTCTCATTCACCAAAAAATTCATACTGAAATTGTTGTATAATATCTGGTTACCAGGCGAGTATACAGTCACACTTGGAAAGTTGATTGGGGCCTGTCCTACGCTGACTCCGGGTATGTTTACAGACTGGCAGAACCATGTTGTGTCAGGTATCCTACCGAAAGTCATTAGAAACTTTGTAGGTTGTAGATAGTTTGTGTTTTCGGGGGTTCTAGTTAATACATTCATACAAGTATTTAGGTCGAAAAAAAAGAGACCACCGAAGTGGTCTCTCTAAATGTCCTTCTTAACGAGGACTTTTTGATTACATCAAGTTCTTGACACCAAAAATACGATAGTACTTGTTTGTACGAGCATTCAAACCACCCGAACCAGCGCCTAGACCTTCTGCGAATGGGTTTGATACCATTCCGTAACGGGTCTTGAAGCCAATCTTTGGTTGGAATGTATACTGGTCTACAGCACGAACCATCTGGAGTGGAACGTATGGGCAATAGA